GAAGATAAGATTAGACAATTAGATACCTACGATAGAGGGGAATAAATGGCAAAGTCCGATGCTGAAAAGAAAAAAGATTTTTTAAAGAAGCACGGATTAAAAAGATTTAATGTTTGTGTCATACGCACTGAAGGTAATAAGAAAGGTAAGGTTGGTATACTCGTCAACGGGAAGCCTAAGCTTATTCGCTTCGGTGACGCTTCTATGGGTCACAACTATTCCCCAGAAGCTAGGAAGTCTTTTAAATCACGCCATGCAAAAAATATTGCAAAAGGTCCGACAAGTGCTGCGTACTGGGCAAACAAATGTTTATGGGCGGGTAAAGGCGGTTCGAAGAAAAGCCCTCCTAAAAGTCAGAAAGTGGTTAGAGGAACCAGAAGTTAAATTAAGCGGAAGAGTTTTTAAATCTGTTAAAAATAAAGAGACAGTAGAAATATTGAAAGAAAAATAAATGGCATTTCTTGTAGCGAATATACCGCCGATAGAAGTATTAGTAAAAAAAGAATATTTATATGACCATCAAAAAGGACATGGCGAATATGCCAAAGGTGTTTGGTGTACTGCGAAGTCTATTCAAGGTAGGGCACTTTATTTTGAGACCTACCTCTATGAGACAGGAGCTTTATTTGATAAACTCCCTATCTCGGCTTTTGTCTGGAAAAAAACGGAAGAGAGGATGGCACTCGAAGATTTAGAACTTTGGGATGCATTTAGTTATCATATATCAATTATTCAGAAAGTAAGTGCAGGGTCGGGTAAGTGTAAATATCTTGCACCCAATAAAAAATGGTACTTTGGAGAATATTTATTTACAATTGATAGTTGTCATCCAGAATACAATATTCCTGATGTAGGATATTCTGAGATACCTTCTCAGCATAAGTCTTTTAACATCATACAGTTAGATAATGGATACTTTGCTGCCCAACCTAATAACAGAGTTATCTTTTATGATAAATCATTATCACCCAAAGAAATGAAGATGCCTGACTACAAAGTATCTACTATTGAATATGCTTGTGAAAGTGGTTCTAAATGGACAGCAGGAGACGATGAAAGTTTCTTTTATAAATTTGAGGAACAAAAATAATAATGCCTTTATATTCTTTTAGAAATAAAAAAACAGGAAAAGAGTGGGAAGATATTTTATCTTTTGCAGAAAGAGAAGAATTATTAAAAGATAAAAACATTGAACAATTAATTACTGCACCCCGATTAAGTTTTATTGAAAGAGCAGAACATAAAGGTAGAGACCAGATGATAAGTGCTGCTCGTCAAGGTATGAGAGAAAGACAAATAGAAGAACAAGTAGGTATTAGAAAGTCTCCTGATTGGTTAAAAGAAAGAACAGAGAGACATTTACAAAAGGTAAGAAATGTTAGTTCCTGAGAAAACAAAAAATTTAACAGAAAAGCAAGAAAGCTTTTTAGAAAATTTATTTGGACAAGCGAGAGGCAATCCAAGAGAAGCTGCCAAACTTGCAGGATACGATGAGAACGGATATCAAAAGGTTATTAAATCTTTAAAACAAGAAATAATCGAAAGAGCAGAAGGTGTTCTAGCAACTCATTCACCGAAAGCCGTAATGGGAATGGTTAATGCTTTAGACGATGATGGAAGTGTGCCAGGAGCAAACACTAGACTTGAAGCGGCTAAACAAATTTTAGATAGAGTTGGAATATCTAAAACAGAACGCATTGATGTTAATGCAAAAGTCCAACACGGAATATTTATCTTACCACCAAAAAATGTATGAACCTAAAAAAATAAAAGGAAGATTAATTCCTTTTGGATATAGGCAATCAGAAGAAGACTCAAAAACTGTTATTCCTATTCCTGAACAATTAGATGTTTTACAAGAGGCAGTCAAACTTCATAAGAAAGGACAGTCTTTACAGAAATGTGTTGATTATATTTTTTCTAAAACAAAAAGAAAAATAACAAGACAAGGCTTTTATAAAATTGTTAATAAAAATAATATTAAAAAGAAAGCCAGAGAATCTGCAAGAGAGCAATTAGATTATCAAAGAGAAAGAGTTTTAAAAGCAAAAAGAGAATTAGATAAAGAAAGAAGTAAGCTTCATAATAAAAATAAAAAGATTAGAGATTTAGATATTGTTTTAGAAGGAAAATCTAAAACAGTTATTGATGAAAAAGAAATAGGAGAAGCTTCACCCACCATACAAAAAGCTTTTGAAGAAAAAGATATTATCTTTCAAGCTAACGAAGGACCACAATCTGATTTCTTAGCATCTTCAGAAAGAGAAGTATTTTATGGTGGAGCAAGAGGTGGTGGTAAATCATATGCGATGTTAGTAGACCCACTACGATATTGCGATAAGCAACATCATCGAGCATTGTTAATTCGTAGAACAATGCCTGAATTAAGAGATTTAATTAACCACTCTCAACAATTATATTCCAAAGCATATCCCGGTGCTAAATGGAGAGAGCAAGAAAAAGAATGGAGATTTCCATCGGGAGCTAGGATTGAATTTGGTTATGCAGAAAACTTAACAGATGCATTAAGATATCAGGGACAGTCATATACTTGGATTGGTATAGATGAATTACCACAGTATCCTACTCCTGATATTTATAATTTCTTACGCTCATCACTACGAAGTGTAGACCCAGAGATTCCTGTTTATATGAGAGCGACAGGAAACCCAGGAAACGTAGGTTCAACATGGGTAAAAGAAATGTTTGTTGACCCATCAGAAGCCAATAAAAGATTTGAGGTAGAAATACCAACACCAATGGGTGTAAAAAAAATATCAAGAAAGTATATACCTGCAAGGTTACAAGATAATCCCTACTTGATGCAGACAGATGATTACTACGCAATGTTGGCATCTTTACCAGAAGTTCAAAAAAAACAATTTTTAGAAGGTGATTGGGATGCTTATGAAAGTTCTTCTTTCCCTGAGTTTAATAGAAAAGTCCATGTGATTGAGCCTTTTGATATTCCAAGAAACTGGATGAGGTTTAGAGCTGCAGACTGGGGATACAGTTCACCTGCTTGTTGTTTATGGTTTGCAGTAGATTATGATAATAATTTATTTGTATATAGAGAACTTTATACAAAAAGAAATACCGCCGATATTTTTGCAAGAAAAGTTTTAGAAATGGAAGACGGCGAATATATTCGATATGGAATATTAGACAGTTCAACTTGGGCAAGACGAGGGGATATAGGTCCAAGTATTGCGGAGACAATGATACAAGAAGGTTGTCGTTGGAGACAATCAGACAGAAGCCCAAGAAGTAGAATATCGGGAAAAGTAGAAGTCCATAAAAGATTAAGGATAGATGAAGACACAGGCTATCCAAGTATGTTTATATTTAATAATTGTTTAAATTTAATTAGAACATTACCGATGTTGCCTGTAGATAAAAATAATCCTGAAGATGTAGATACAACAGCAGATGACCATGCTTACGATGCTCTTCGTTACGGATGTATGAGCAGACCTGTTCATCCTGTTTCTCAAAGAGGTAATGACTTTTTGACTTCTACAGAAAGACAAAATTCTGCACCTGCAGATAGCATATTTGGTTATTAATGAAATTACCCAAATCTGTGACAGTAGGACCTTTTACAGTAGAGTTAGTTTGTGTACCTCATGAACTAATGTATGAAGTGTCCGAAGCTCAAGGAACATTTGTTGTTAAACCTCCTTATAAAATATATTTAGATAAGGAAATGATAGAAACAGGTGGTCCAGATGCTGTAAATGTCGTACTACATGAATTACTTCATTTAGGATTTTATCAGTATCATTTAAAAGAAAAAGAAGAAGAAACAATCGTTAATTCTTACGGAAACTTTTTAACCGAACTCTTATGTCATTCATCTTTAAAAGAGTGGATAAGATTTCATACAAAATAAAAATAGGAGAAAAGAACAATGGCAATCATGAAGCAATATAAGCAAGGTGACTTACCAGAGAATATGTATGGTAATGAAGCATCAAAGCAAGGCGATAGCAAAATTAATGTTGTAAAGCCTGAAGCTGGTTTACCTGCTGACTATTCAGAGGGTGGTGTTAATAAGGACTATCCAAAAGAAAAGAAAAACACTGTTGACGGAAAAGTATTTTCATTAGCTGACGAAAGAGATTACTAAGTTAAATGCCAAACGAAAATACAGTAGGCGAAGTATTTTCTGAAGACGATGATGTAACCGCTTTAGATAATAAAGAGGATACAGGTTTTGATAATCTAGGTGCAGTTATTGAATCTAGATTAAAAGAATCAGAACAAGCTCGACTTTATGATGAGAAGAGGTGGTTACGAAGCTATCGAAACTATAGAGGTATCTATGGTGCAGATATGGCATTTCGTGATTCAGAAAAATCAAGAGTTTTTGTTAAGGTAACAAAGACAAAAGTTCTTGCCGCTTACGGACAATTAATAGAGGTTTTATTCTCGCAAGGTAAATTTCCTATTGGAATATTTCCTACTAAAGTTCCTTCAGGGGTAAGTGAGTATGCTCACATAAAACCCGATAACATGAAGAATCCTCGTATGGAGGATATTTATGGTTTTGAAGGAGATGGTAGAGAGATGTCTCCTGGAGCTACCGCCGATAGTATTTTAAACGGTCTAGCAGAAAAATATGCTGAAGCAGGATTTGAAAAAGGACCTGCACCTGATTTAAAAACTATGCCACAGATTGAACCTGCAGAAGAGGCTGCAAGGAACATGGAAAAATTAATCCATGACCAATTAGAAGAGTCTCATGCAATATCTGTTATGCGTCATGTATTATTTGAAATGTGCCTGTTAGGAACAGGTATTTTAAAAGGACCTTTTAACTACGAACAATCAGAACATAAGTGGACACTAAATGATAAAGGGGAAAGAGAATATAGTCCTCAAAAAAAATTAGTACCAAGAATCGAAGCAGTCAGTTGTTGGGATTTATATCCCGACCCTGATGCAGTTAATAT